GGTTTGATTCTGCGCCAGTCGTGGGGACTGCATTGGTAAGCAACGTTGCCACAGTAATGTTGGCCAACCCCGGACTATTTACAACAGGCGAAAGCGTGACCATATCCGGGGCTGGCTCGACATTTAATGGCACTTACACAATTACCGCCACGTTGCCATTTAGCACAGGTACTACAAATTTATTGCCTGCATTTAATATGCAGCTAAATTATTATCAGCAACCACGCGGTTATAGTTTTATTCAATACGCCAAGGTTGCAGCCGATGAAAACTTTAGGCGCGTAGTGCCATCTGGCTCAGCTGTAGGTGCAGATACAAAGACTGCTACCTACGTCAATACAGCAAGCGTTAGACAAGCTGCGATGATCTTGGCCGTAGATATATGGCAAGCGCGCCAGGTATCTCAGACAGGCGGCGTAGGACTCGATGGCTTTAGCCCTAGCCCTTACCGCATGGGTAACAGCATGATAGGCAAAATTCGCGGATTGCTCAGCCCTTATATAAATCCGAATAGCATGGTGGGATAAATGCCTACGGCGGCTATTACAACCCTGCGTAGCACCATCGCAACGGCTTTAACCAATAACGGCGTATGGTCGGTATTTGCATACCCACCTGCAACCATCTTGGCTAACAGCTGCGTAGTAATCCCAGCCGATCCATACCTAACGCCAAGCAATAACAGTTACATAACTATTTCGCCTATGGCTAATTTTAAGATTCTGCTAACTGTGCCGATGTTTGATAACCAAGGCAACCTGCAGGGCATTGAGGATTTTATCGTTGCGGCCTATACAAAACTAGCTGCATCTAATCTTGTATTTAATATAACTAGCGTTAGCGCGCCTGGCGTATTAAATGCTGATAGCGGTGACTTACTAACCGCTGAGTTCACCATATCCATACTATCGAGCTGGAGTTAAACCATGTCACTTACAGATGAGGATAAAGCGTTTTTGGTCAAGATCGGCCAGATACCAGCGGAAGCACCAACGCCGCAAAAAGTAACAAAAACACAACCAACAGCAACCGAGAATACAGAGGAATAAATAATGGCCATTTTTCTATCCAACGGGGTTGTAGTCACTTTGAACTCAGTCGATCTATCAGATCACGTTACAAGTGTCACAATCAACCGCGTATTTGATGAACTAGAAGTAACAGCTATGGGCGATTCAGCTCATAAGTTTGTTAAAGGTTTAGAAGCAAGCACAGTAACTATTGATTTTCTTAATGACACAGCTGCATCTGAAACCCTACAAACTTTACAAGCTGCATGGGGTACAACAGTACCGCTAACACTAAAGCAAACAAGCTCAGCTATATCAGCTACCAACCCAGAGTATCAAACTACTGTTTTAGTTAATAACACAACAGATATTAATGGCGCAGTTGCCGATATTTCTACACAGTCAATTACCTTTACCTGCAACAGCGTAATTGTTGTAGATACAACAGTATAATCAACTAAGAATAGGGGCTAACAAATGGCTAAGTTAAAGATCACTAGGGCCGATGGCGCAATATCTGAGCATCAGGTAACGCCATCGATCGAATACGCGTTTGAGTTATATGCTAAAAAAGGTTTTCACAAAGCCTTTAGAGATGACGAAAAACAGTCAGATGTTTACTGGTTGGCGTGGGAGTGTTTAAGAGCTGGCGGCGAAACCGTGCCAACGTTTGGCGCATCGTTCTTAGCAACACTTAAAAAGGTTGAGGTTCTGGATGATGACCCGGAACTATAGGGCGTGACTCGTTTACTTACTTGATTGCACGGATCAGTTTGGAAACGGGTATCGCGCCCAATGATTTACTAGCACTAGATAGCAGGATGTTTAAGGCTTTATTGCAGGCGATGAAAGACCGGAATAAGGAGATGCGAGATGCCAGTAGCGGTAAAAGGCGGCATTGAACTTCGTAAAGCCTTAAGAAAATTTACACCGGATCTAGCTAAAGAAACACAGAAAGAAATGTCTGCGTTGCTGAAACCAATTACAGCTAAAGCGCGTGGGTTTATTCCAGCAAGTGCACCGCTATCTGGCTGGGGTAAAGCAGCACCTACCGCTAGATGGTATTGGGATGGGCGCGCAGCTAAGAAAGGCGTAGGTTACAAAACCACGCCTAGCAAGGCTAATAGATCTGGGTTTAGATCCCTAGCCCGTATTCAAAATGCATCGATGTCTGGGGCAATCTATGAAACCTCTGGGCGTAAGAATCCAGGCGGTAATTTCAGCCCACGTTTACCAGGTACTTTAACTGGCAAAGGCAAGATGGCTGGCCGCGCCATATTCAGAGCATGGTCAGAGGATAACGGCAAGACTAACGCAGCTGTTATTAAAGCGATTGAGTCAGCCAGAGATAAGTTTAACGCGACTGTGGGGCGTAACTAATGGCTATGGATCCATCAGTAAGAATTGATCTCGCTGCCGAATTTACTGGTAAAAAAGCGTTTGATACAGCTGGCAAGGCTACAAGCTCATTAGAAAAAGGTGCAAACAAATTAGCAAAAGCCTTTTTAGGCGCGTTTGCAGCTCGTAAACTTATTCAGTTTGGTAAAGCGGCTGCGATGGCTGCAGCACAAGACTCTAAAGCAACAGCGGTACTAGCTCAGAATTTATCAAACGTAGGTTTGGCTTATGCTCAAGTACCGGTAGAAGCATTTATCAAACAGATGCAGCAACAAACAGGCATTGTAGATGATGAACTACGCCCGGCATTTAGTAAATTGGCTCAGGCAACAATGTCAGTTACTAAGAGCCAAGAACTTATGGGCTTAGCCTTTGATGTATCTAGCGGTAGCGGCGTTGATTTTAATACTGTTGTAAACACTTTGAGCCAGGCATACCTAGGCAACACTAAAGGCTTGAAAAAACTTAATCTACAAATGACCGCTGCAGAGTTAAAAACTGCTACGTTTGCCGAAATTCAAGCCGCATTAACTGAACAGTTTAAAGGTTCTGGTAAAGCTGCATTGGAAACTTATGGTGGCCAATTAGATGTACTTAATACTGCTGCAGGTGAAGCTAGTGAAACTATCGGATATGCCCTATTAGATGCGCTTAAATCGCTAACAGGTGAAACAGATATAGATAAGTTAGCTAAAGATATTGATACGGCTGCTGGCGCAGCTGCACTATTTATTAAATTTACAGCCAAAGGCATTAAACCTAGTACGGGTCTATGGGGTTACTGGCAAGGTTTTGTCGAGTCAATCCCGGGTTATGAACAGATTCTAAAAGACTTTGCCAGGGAATTAGATGTAGTGATGTTCCCTACTGGGCCATTGGGCAATTTCCAAATGAGTACCGGCACAGTATTAGATCAGTCTGCTGCACAATTATCTAAGATCGAACAAGAACGTGCCAAATTTGAACGTGAAAGACTGGCTAAAGAAAAAGCACTATTAAAACTAAAAGCATTAGCAGCTAAAAAAGCTTTAATGGATGAAAAGGCTAGAGCATCACTTGCTAAGGCATCATCTACTTTTGATCTTAGCAAGATCCAGATAGCAGCCGCCCTTAAATCTACCTACGATAAAGATGAACGCCTACGCCTATTGGCTATGCAAGCCATCGAGGAGGATAACGGCGAGGCTGCACTTGCTTATATAAAGCAACTTGATCTACTGACTAAAGAGCAGCAAACTAACAAGTTAGCCGGTATTAAGACCATTAGCGAAACCGAACTTAATTACATTAACCAAATGTTACTTGATGAACTTGCTCGTATTAAAGCGGCCAAGATGTCCGAGGAAGAAGCTGCAGCAGCACGGGCAGCGGCTTACGCTAAATATAACGCGGCTATTATCGCATCGGGTGGCTTAGCAGCAGCCAATTTTTACACAGAAAAAACTCAAATAGAATTATTAACTATTGCCAAAATCGCTGCATTAGATACCGTTGCATCTGCTCAGGCCACAATGGATATTCTTAATTACACTACTCAAACCAGCATAATTGCTCGTATTGCAGCTGCTCAAAAGTTAGCCGATGATGCAAAACTAGCAGCGTTAAAGGCATATATAACTGAAGCCTCTAAGCCAATTACACAAGTAATTACTACTGAACGTGTAACTATTGGCGGTGGATCTGCTGCACCTAGTCCGACGTATCCATCGTGGGCAGCGGCCGAGGATATGTTCCCTATTATTCCAACTGGTACTAAAACTGGATCTATTGATAACTCAGTAACAGTAGTGGTTGAAGGATCAGTTTTAAATGGTGAGGATTTTTCAGACATAATTAATCGTGCGATGCTGGACAATATACGGCGCGGTTTGAGTCAATTCCCTGCAGGAACGTTGCCAGGCTAATGACAGTTCCAGTAATTAATGCGGTTATTAACTTTGGTACAGGTGCAGCCTTTGCTCAGGCGTTTATTATTGGCGAAGGCATATTAGGCACTAACGTATTAGCAGACTCAGCTGCGCTAATTGTGGATGTAAGTGATGTAGTGGATAGCGTTTCAACTAGGCGCGGTAGATCCGCTACAGCCGATGAATTCCAAACAGGATCGCTAACCCTACGCATCGTGGATCAGAACGGCGATTTTAACCC